AACAAATCTATATCGGAATACAGTTGAGCAGCTCGTTCTTGTCCCTGATATGTACCGTCAGTGTATGCGTCTTTAGCGCCCATGAGTATTCCTCTTTATTATTATTTATACATTTTCTGATGTATTATGTTTCATAATAAACTTATTATTAAACTTCCAAACGTCTTTTGCACTGACTCGAAGAAATCGTTTGTTTGTCTCATTTGTATTCGGGTTAGGAATTGTCACCATGACATTCTTACCCCTCTTAAAAGCATCAATCTGATTATTCAACCGTGCAAGATCATTCTGCAAGTAATCTCTACGAAGTGCTTTACTCACATCTTTGCTTACGTTATTGCGTTCACCCTTTGATGTTTGTGTAGCCCTTGATTTTTTCTTTCCCATAATATAACTCCTTTATGTGTGTTTGTATTTATGTCTTTAAGTTTGTGGTTCTGGGTCATAGTTATCTAAGTATTCATACTGGATGGCCATAGCATAACCCCCGAAAACTTTATTAAGGGCTTCGTCTTCCCGATAAGTATTAAATTCTCCACCTTTTGTAAATGAGTTGGTATGTGTGCCGATGGCTGCAAAAACACCGTCTATGTCCAGAACTTCATTCTTAACACTAACAATATTGCCGGGGTGGTCTACCAAAGCTTTGGGTGAAGAGAATGTTAATTCTTTTCCATCAATTTTTATGTTTTGAGAACCTGTGCTGTCGGCATCGGTTCTAATCCACGCATACATATGTAATCCATAAAAACTATTATAAGATGTACCAAAGACCGCTTCTTCGGGTGAACCTTTCTCTGGAACCCGCAATGTGGTTTTCATCGCATCTCCAAAGTGTAAATAAATCTTAATTTTGTCTATTGGTTCATATTTCAGTGTAACTTTGTATGAAAGCCTGTTACCAAAAGTTCCATCTTTACCAAGATTTGTTATTACACCTAAACTTTTGAATTGACTGTAATTTGCCTTTTTATTAAGCATACCCCCATCAGGAGAAAAGTTTTTTCCTGTTCCAGCTGGGGCAACATTTACATCCGCTCCAGATGGACTTTTGATTTTTTTATCTGCCTTTACAATTTTTATTGCACCTCTATCTTCAGTTGGTGGTTCACTAGTAACCGCATATGATTCCACCTTTTGTTTAACTTCGGCAACTGCTGCCACGACATTTGCATTTTGATTTGATACGGATGGAGATTCTTGTTCGGCTGCAACAGATGCTTGTTTTGGTGCGATAGGTTTTTGCACTGCCGGTTCAGTACTCCCCGCATCTTTCTCAAGATTAGGAACGATAGCACAAATATCACCACCACCTGATATTGCCGAGGTAGCACTACTAACAAGACTATCCAATTCTAAACCCGCAGCCTTGATGTCATCTTCAAACTCTGTTTTAATTTTTGCAAGAGCAGAAAGAAAAGATGGAGTGCCGGGTATCTGAGAGGTAAGACTTGCAATCTCTGCTTGTAAATTTAGTTTGGGTAAAGTTGGTATCTCAATTGATTGAAGTTTATCCTTCAGACCCGCAAGTTCATTCTGAGCTTCTCCAAACGCAGCTGCAGCAGTAGATGCAGCTTCATCAAGTTTTGCCTTTGCGTCTGCTTTCGCATCAGCAAGTTTAGATAGAACATCATTCAGTTCTGGACTAGCACCACACAAATCTGGAATTTTAAAATCAACCATGTCTAACCTCCAGCAAATACATTGGGACTTCCTTCAGCAACAGAAGTACATCCACTAATCACATCACCAATTCTACCAGCGCCCCTATTATTAACAAATACCGTTGTTGATCCTACAGCAATTGGTGCTGCATGTGATGGACACGGTGCGCCGGGTTTTAGATGTGACGTATTATTATCACCCTGTCTCGACCATGCAATATTATTCACAAACACAGTTGGTGACCCTTCTGCTCGCGCAGGCGCAGAGCAATGTGGAATATCTGCATCACCTATTCTAGTTGCTGCTGGCATTTTCTCTCTCCTGTTTCATGAGTACTTGCAATTTATAATCCCAAAGTGCAATTTCTCTATGTTCTTCGGGTGTATGTCCGTCACCTCTCAAAAATTCAGTACCACTATTTATCTCTACTGAAGAAAATGTAAGTGTTGTTATAACAGTTCCAGAAGAATTTTTAAGTAAAAATGTTTCACTTGGGCTGGAAGAAGATGTTTGTTTAATAGTTCTTAAAGTAGTATTACTAGAATTTTTAATTATAAAATCTGAACCAGAGCTTGTTATATTTCCAAATATTTCGTGTATTACATCACCAGAGGAGTCCAAGATATCCATGATGCTAGAATCTCTTGGTGTTACTCTATGATGATCTTGTGTCGGTGGATGATAATGATTGTCTGCAATAGAATCAGCTGAGGTTTCTAACACTAAATGATTTTCTGAACTCGTTGTCCAATCCTCTGGTATTAACTTATCATTAAAACCCGTATCAATAGTTTTTGTAAATGTAGAACCACTACTTATCGATGATAATGAAAATACAAGTGTCGATACAGTGGTTCCAGAAGAATTTTTGAGTGGAAATGGTGCAAATGCACCAGAAGAAGATGATTGCTTAATAGTTATTAGAACAGTGTCACTAGAATTTTTAATTACAAAATCTGTTCCTACACTTGATGTATTTCCATGTATCTGTTCTATAATCACACCGTCACTATCTAATATAAGCACTGTGTTTGTACTAAATGTCGTTACTTCTGGTGTATCCTCAATTAATACTTCATTTCCGTCAACCAGAGTTCCCAAATCTGGCACAAATTTTATGACATTCTTTAAGGTTGAATCAACTGGAATTGCTTCGTAACTTGTGTACGTTGTAGTTACTCCAGATGTATTCAGTATCACAAACTCATGGGCCATTAGTTCAAGTCAATCCTTGCACCGTTAATTGCTACGTTACCCGTAGATGTGTGATCCCATGTTGTGGCTGTTGTTCCTACTAAATTAGACTCTGTTGCATATGTAAATGTACCGGCGGACTTTATATTCAAAGTGCTACCAGATTTAATAGAGACAATCCCTGATATGGTTGACTGAGATATATCGGTCTTTGCAAGCACGGTATAGTTAGAACCCGTTGATATGTAAATGCCATCAGCACCGGGGTTTGAACCCATCTCCTTACCCGTAACATCTAAATCATATCCACCACCAACAATTTGAATTTTAGATTTCTCAAAGGTGACAACCGAATCACCACCGACTCTACCTTTGATATCATCGTTGATATTGAAAGAATGATTGCCGATAATCTCTTCTTCACGATTACCACCCGGCCCTCTTGGATGTGTATCGTTTGCAGCGCCTACCTTGACACGATGGTTCTTGTGAATCTTCTGAATGAAGTCTCCTTCAATCTCCTGTATGTAGTCCCCCTTAATGAGCTCTCTTACTGAACCCTCAACTGTGATGTTCTGTGAACCCTTGATAACGATGTTCTCACTACCAATCACAATCTCGTAGTTATCACCGACAATCTTGGTGACAACAGAACCGTCAGGGTGAATCTCCTCAAATGTTCCCGCCATGTGTTGACGAAACATTCTTTCTGCGCCGGGGCTATCATCAACTTCCGTAATGTGACCAGACTCAGATTCAAATACATGGTTGTAGGGATAGACACCAGAAATATATGGGTTTGCATCTTCAATAATACCTTTGGGATGTGGCTCTTCCCAGAATCCCCGTGTTTCATCTTCTTTTAATTCATCGCTGACAGTTTTTATGTTTGGTTTGGTTGCAGTAGGAATACCCGTATTGCTATCATCTTCGTCATTAGACTCGACAGGATCACCACGCAACCGGCTCAGTCTACGAGAAATAAGAGACTGATGTGATTCTGATGCTCTACCCCTAGCTAAACGACTAGTATCTGATTCACCGATACCATGACCAGAGTGAGTTATAGTGCCGGGATATGGACCATATTTTGGTTCAAACTGAAATCCTTTTTGGGATGAACCTTTTCCTCTTGGATCATTAAATCCTTCAGATGTGCTAGCACTTTCTTCTGGAATACCCGGTAATGTGCCCATGATGACAGGTTGCTGTGCTTCAGTGTCCCTAAAGAAACCAACAACCCACGAACCTTGTGTTAGAAATGACGGTGTGTGACCTAACCCCTGCATAGAAGGATCAGTTACGGGATGCATCACATGGGCCCACGGTAAATCAGTAGTCTTAACCTTAGTCAAGTCATCACTGTGCCGTCCAAGCACACGAACACGAACCCTACCCAACTGAGCAGGATCGTTCCTGTCTTCAACTACACCAACAAACCAACTGAAACCATCTTTTCCCATGAAATCTTGCATGGAACTATTTATACTAGTTAATGAAGGTCTGGATCACGCCCTAGTCGTTTTTCAACATGTGACCAATTATATTCCTCAATGTCATAGAGGATGTCTGGATTGTTTTGTCGTAATATTTCAACACAGGTCAAGGCTTCTTCTTGATCCATGTTATCTACTATTGTTTCTTTTGAAAAAATTCTGTACTTTATCATGATGAACTCCTTTTTGAGATCACCAAATGCGTTCTGTCAGGTCCACAGTTAACAAAACTGTGTGGTAATGTAGTATCAACCTCATAGACGTAACCATCAGCGGGTATATGAGTTATCTCATTCAGTGTAGGAAATATAAAGTAAGCATTTGGATTTGTTATAAGAGCTAGATGATAACGAGGAGCCTCGTCAGAGTGTACGGAATAGGTGGTGTGCATCTTCTTAGTCATTAACCTTGACCGCACGCCGCCCAAATCCCGTATCACCCTATCAAAGATTGTACCACCGTATATCTCATTCAACATAGTAAAGTCTAACTCTACCTTGTCCGTTCCACGAAACGACCCTGCACCATCAGTATAGGGATCATGATCACTCTTCGGATTTCTTTGCAAGCAAGTCTGAGTGCTTCCATCCCCAGACCTTTCCCACATATCATCAAATAGAAGTGTCTGCATATGATCCCATTCAACTAGGCACTTATCCAGATCATACAACCATTTTGTTTGTTTTACATTCATGATGGGTTATTTAGACCGCACCAATCAACTCATTCGGAAGAATATAATCAAAATTAGCTAAACCAGAAGCATTGCCCTTGGTAATTTCGATATAGACAGAGTTCAAAGACTTTTCCTTGAAGGGAACATACTTCTTCAACTTCTTGGACTTGTACAGAAACACTCCATCCTTCAACTTAATGTCATCATACGAGTCCTTATCAGAACCAACAGCAGTCAAAATCCCCGTAAGGATTTCACCATAGTCACCGTTGTATACAACTTCATCACCAATATTCATAGTTCTTCTCCATAATTGAACATCTTATAAACTATATTAACATACTAATTTAAATAAGTCAATAGCTATTTTGCAACTAAGTTCTCTTTATAGACACTTTTTAAACCAAGTGCTTCTGTATTAAACTTAACCAGATTACGAAGTGCATCTTTAGTAATGAATGTCATTAGAACGTCTCGCTGTCGATTTCCATCAACACCAATCTTCCATTCATACTTACCAACCTTCTTCTGGATATTGGCAATCGCAGTATCATCTTTACTCATTGCTGTAAGTGCGTCCTGCAACTTCTGTGCATTGGGATTGTCTTTGCGTACCCAAATAGCCTTTTGCATACCATCTCGAAAACTTTTTACAAGTTTATATGCATCATAAAACT